AAAATAAGAATGGTGTTGATAGTACTTGTTTATTTCCACCATAATTTATTTGTGTTTGAAAAAGAAAACTTTCTCTATAATCTTTAACGTACTTATCTGTTTGTTCAACCCAAACTTGATTTACAACAACATATGTTGTTCCACTTGCGGGATTTTTAACCCAAAGTGACGTGTCTGAAGTATAACCAGATTGTACGCGTAACCACAAGTCACCTTCAACAAATCCAACTGCAGATCCGGCAGGTGCACTTAAACTAATATTTTCAAATCTTTCCAACATATCTGTTGTGTTACCCGTAAATGAATATTGTGGGTGAGTTATTGTCATTGGTTTTAGTAAGTATTCTTCTTCACCATCTGCCATCAAATAGTTTGTTGTTGTATTTGTTGCTCCACTTATTGAAAACATTCTTTGTAATTTCATTGATGCAATTGATGTTCTATCCCATTGTTGGTCATCTTCAGCGGTACTATAACTACCAAATCCCGTTCCCTTTTTATCCCACAAATAGAATGGTACTTTTTGTGAATAATCACCCAATCTAAAATTTAAACATTGTCTTATAAATGAACCATTTGTATCTAATTTTAAATCTATTGGTGTTGGTCCAAATGTTCCTGTCGGTTTGAAAAAGGATGAAAAATAAGAGTCTTCTGGATCCATTAATTCACCATTATAAATAAAATAATGTGGACTATCTAAATCAAACGCTTCAATACCTGCTTCACAATTTATTGACATTAATTGAGTAATATCTCCGTCAAATGCTCCGACATTCGAACCCATTCCAGCTCCACTAAAGAAATCACCAACATCAAATTTACCACCATTTATATCTAACCTATAGTTTATTGCGTATTCTACAATATTTGCGGGGTCTTGATATGAAGTTGTGTTGACATCTCTAATTACAGAACACGTTGGGTCAATTCTTGGGTCTTGACAAATCTCATATAAAAATTCATCTCTTACTCCAACATCATAAAATGTTGTTGGGTGTAAAATTTCTCTATAACTTAATGCACCACTTGAATTGTAATATTTTTGACCAATAAAACCACTTGTTGGGTTATATGGTGTTGACCTATAATAAAATTGTTGGTCGAGTATATTGTAGAAAACTAACTCTCTTGGATATTTTGAACCTCTTTGATTTAAATCTAAAACATTTACATCATCCCATTTTATTCTCTTATCAAATTTAAAAAAGTATAGTACTCCATTTAACCAGTTATCAATGAACGAATAATTTGTTACTCCACCACAAAAGAAAACACCAACTCTTTTTCTTCGATACCATTCCTTTATTACTGATTGATTTTTAGATGTACCGTTAATAACAGGAACAATTGTAACAACACCGTCTCTGATTTCAGTTAATCCTGATTTTGTTTTTTTAGAATATGTGTTATCTCCACCCTCTAAATCTGCAACATTCGGTAGTCTCCTTGTGGTTGTGTCACCAGCAATGGCCGCCACTAAAGTATAATTCGAGCCAGGACTTGTTAATGATTCACGATATGCTGAATTAGTATAAAATGGTTTACCTAATAAGTGAAATGAGTTAACCGTTCTACCTTCATCATATGTTGTACGTTTTGATGCCTGATACCATCTTGAACCATTTGGATTACCCGCGTTTGATGTATCTAATGCGGTACCATAACTTCCAGATGATGACCATAGATATGTTAATACATTAGTTTCATCATAAAATTTATCATACTTTGCACATCCTTGTTCAATTACTAATTGACCTAACGCACCGGTTGTTTTTACACTTCCCTTATCGTAAAGTCTAACAACGGCATATAAGTCCCTTATTCCATCAATACCTCCACTAGAATAATCTACACCGGCATATGTTGCCCAATATGAATATGACATCTTAATTGCTGGAACATTAGTATATGTTAAAGCCCCTCCTGAATTATATTGTCTATATGTGCTCGGTGTAAATGAGGTAACTCTTTCATAACTTTCTAGTTGTGTAGAACCTCCTCCACAATCTGTTAACTGTAATGTCGCATATCCACTTATGGTCGACCCACTCGGTATTATTATTGTTTGTGTTCTATATGAATAATCACAATTATTTCTAATTAAAAGTTCAATGTCAATATCTTCCGTTGTGGGAATTGCCCCTCCCGCCACATCAACGTATTCAGCATAAACACTTTGATTAGGAATAACCGTAATTTTTACAGAGTTACCTGTATTTGTTGGTGATGATACAGTAACTAATTGAAAATATGAATTTAATTGTCCTTCTACAAATGCGGAATTAAATTCTGTAAACATATCGTTAAATGTATCTGTGGATGGGTCAGTACCAGCTAGCGGATAAATTCCACCAACAAATCTTCTTTCTGATGTTGCGTTTGGATTTGAGTATGTATGTAATAATGTAATCTGACTTTCGGTTATTCCAGTTGCACTAGTTTCTTTTGCCGACTCACCATTATATAATTCAGTTAAAAATGTTGTACCTGTTGTTGTACTTGTATTTAAATAGTTTGGTGTTTGTCCTGACAAATAAACCAAATAAATATATCCTTCATATGGTACAACTATAGTTTTAATCTCCGCACTTCTATTATATAAACTAAGATTACCACCACCAGAATTTTGAGTTGCACTATCAACATCGGTTGTACACTCCTCACAATCGGGATAAGTTGTTAATGGTAGTATTGTTTGACCACCTTCTTTTACTCTCATGGCAAATTCCCTTAATCCGACACCAATTCCCATTAAATAGTGGTTACGCAAAAATCTAAATGCCATAGCCGCACCACCCACATTCCACATAACTCTACCTATAGTCTCAAAAACAAATATCTGTACAATTGTAAAAATATATTGTACAAATAGTAAAACTTCAGATAATACTAATCCAAATTTTATTCTATTTCTAAATGCAAAATTGGTTGGGAAATAATTTGATTTACTTGTGCAGTCATCTTCTGTATTTGGTCTAATTTCTTTTAAACCTAAAAATGCGTCTCTTCTTGAAAGTCCTAAAAATGATTCTCCCGCAGATACTTCGTAGTGTGAACCTTGAAATGATGAAACGGTATAAACCTTACCAAAAATAAATTTATAAAAAACATCTTGTGGTACACCTAAATCACAACCAGAACATGTACCTAACATAAGCGCAGTTTTATCTGTTTGATATGTGGTTGACATTTGTGATAATGTAACACCGGATGGTGGAACAATATTAATATAATCTTCAAATACGTCAGAAAATTGATATGTTGTTAATAAATCTTCATTATATTCACCTAAATCATTCTGACCATTTGCGTTTGAATTATATTCTCTAATTTGTGGAACTAGATAATTTGCTGTTCCTGTTTTTTCATTGTTACCATCAAGTGAAAATTTAAATCTTGCAATTGTAGTTGTTGGTATGCCCTTGTTTGTGTCGTTGGTTATTTCTTGTTCACCAAATTCATTTGTAAAAACATATTCCAAGTTCATTGGTAGTACCACCATCGCAGCACCATCCTCATCAATAGTTTCTGACGGATTAAAATATTCTAATTGAGGGTATAATGTTGTTTCATCTGAACCATAAACTTTTTTACCGGTATATCTAACTGCGGAAATTTTACCTTCGGTTGTTTGTAGATTACATTTATAACCAGTATTTCTTCTGATAACCCCATTTCTTTTTACCGCATCTCCATTATCATCTGTAATTGTAGATGTTAAAATTAATGATATGGGTTCAATTCTAATACCACTTTGTGATATGTCATAATCAACTCTTGATATTCCTATTTCACATAAATCAAGATTTCCCCAAAACGGGAAAACTTCAATAGTTCTATCGTATTTGATAATTTGTGGTAGCCCATCTATATCTGAACTTGATTTAAATTCATAGTATCTTTCAAACTTCTCAATACCTTCTCCTCTTTTAATAAAGTCATAAGGTCTTAATGAGAAACAACCAATATCCGATAAATCTAAGTCGACATGTAATGTTTGTTTACCCACCGGCACACCCCAAATCATGAAGTCACCCGATTCGTTAGTCTTAACAGTATATCTATAATAATTTTCGTATACTTCTAATACTTCCTCTCTTGTTAAAATATCCGATTGGTCGGGAAAGGTTCCTGTTGGTTTGTGTCCACCATGTTGTTTTCTTGCTGGTAACAAATTATATCTATAATTGTCATCATTTTTATCTGAAACTTCGGTGTAAGGATATAATGCAGAAATTATGGGGTCGGTTGAATCTGTTTCGGTTTGAGGTACAAATATTGATACTCTAACATTAGGTATTCCAAATCCGTCATTCGCGGTAATTCTACCACAAACCACCCCATAGTCCGCACAAAGTGATGTGTAAACATCTGTTTGTGAGAATTTTAAGGATAAAATTTCCAGTTGATCGTAGTCTTGTTTTAATTCGACAGTGACCTTCTGTTCTTTACCGATATTTGTTGAAATTCTATGTTTTTGCATCATTCTCTTAATAAATAGAAAGCATGTGATTTTCTACTATTATAAAGAAAAAACATTTTAGTATGTAGTCGTTCCTGAAGGTTTAGTTGCCACCCTTATATCACTATTTGGGAATCTGATTTGGAATATTTGATTTGATTGCATAAAGACCGTCGTATCAATTTGTTGTATTTCTTTAGTTGTTGTATCTATATATGATTGTGATACTTCAGATGATGAGTATTTACCACCAATTTTATTAAATACTTTAATTGCCACTACGTTAACAACACCATAAATTGAACCAATTTCTCGAATTAAATCTCCCACAAATAATGGGTCACCCATTTTACGTTTGTCAATAGCAAAGAACATTATTGATGTTTGAATTACTTGTTTAATAACGTCCGTTGGGTTTTCGTTTTTATTAATTACCAAATTAATATCTAATCCTAAGTCAATAACTTGTCCATTTGCAACTTCAATATAATCATTAATCATTCTATATTCTGAAAGATAATTTAATATATTGTTTTTCAATGTATTAGATATTACATCGGTTAGATTACCTTGGTCATCATAAGATAATAATTTTACTCTAACCTTATTATCTTCCTCCATTACATTAACTTTAGCGGGTGCTCCGTATGTGGATGGCATTGTCTCAATTAATGACTTATAATCATTTAATGTTACCGCTCTATTTTGTGCGGCAAAATTATAAGAAACCATATTTCTAATTTCTTCGATTGTAGGTTGGTCAGCACCTCCCACAGCTGCCGTTACATTATTAACTCTTAATGATAATTCAACTTGTGAATTAATTGCGTTATTAGGACCATTTATGTTAAATTCAACACTATCTACACTTGTAATGATATTAACCCCTAAATTCGAATCTTTACCCCCACCAATACGATATTTCACAAACAATGTGGTGTTTGCTTTAGGTATTGACCCTAATGACATATTGTTTAAATAATTAGCCAAGTTAACTTTTAATTGACCTGTCATGTAATTGTCTAAATTCTCTAATGGGTCAACGGAACCACTACCAAAAGTTAATGAAAAATAACTTTCAGGCGTATATTCTGTATAGAATTTAGTATTAACTTGTAAGTAAGTTCCTGCCCTAAAATTGTCTTTATCGGATACTGAAGTTGGGTCTTCTATGAATACTTTATCTTGTATTAACGACTTAACTTCGTACCATTTATTTGTCGATGCGTTAAATTCAGAAGCCGTTGGGTTGGTTCCAAAAGATGTTCCTTCTTTGTGTATCACCCCTACCACACCTAAAACATTTTGTTCAGGTAAGAAAAGTCTTAAAAAGGGTTTTTGGTCTAACTCACTTATTACTCTTCGGTATATTCTTGTTACTCCATTAACCACAGGTTCTCTCTTTGTAATTGTATAAGAAACACATATGTTATTACCATCAAAGTTTGGTATCTTTAATCTATTTGGTTCTCCCTTATTGTTAAATGGACTTGAGAAATCGATATCATTAATTGTTTCAAATATTTGTCCTCCTCCTGAAACTTGAGCTCCAATCCTTAATGTTCCCAAATATCTTTGGTCTTCCTTATCACCTCTAACGGGTACATTTATTGAAAAGTCACACAATGCTACCGATGGTCTTGTTCCAGGAATTTTTATACCATACGTTTTGGCAATATTAAATAATGATTGTCTTTGTTGTGCAAAATCCAACATGGTTTCTTGCCAAACTCTATCAATGTGAAAGTGTAAGTTATCTGCAACCGCAGCATTTAAATCTAATAAAACGGAGAATATGGACGCATCATTGGTATTTTTAACCAAATCAGGATAATATTCTTTTGTTAGATTTACTAATTCTTGTCTTAGTCCTGCAAAATCTCTTGTTGCGTATGATATTTTCTTAGCCATTTTAAATGTTTAGTATTATAAAGTCCGAAGATGAAAATGCTCCGTTATTAACCGTATATTCAATTTTCACTACTGCGGTGTGTGGTTTAGTTGTATTGTCAGAAACCCTAAATAGTCTTTCATCTTCATCTTGATTAAATGTTCTAACAGTATCGGGGTCATCTTCTGCGGACATAACATCTAATTTTGTTATATCTAAATTTGGAATGTATTTTTTAACGGATTCTCTTATTTCATCTTCAATTAAATCGAATGTAACACTATCGTTTTGGTCAAAGATATATAGGTATAATCTTGAACCAAAATCGGGTAAGAAATAACGACTACCTCTTCTTGTCAATAAAAGATGTATAAGATTCGCTCGTACTTCTCTTTCGGGTGTTGTTGTTAATTTAACATAATCACCCTTTAAACTATCTCTAAATGGGAAATCAATTCCGTATGTTATCGCCATGATTATAAATATAAACTAATCTAAAATGGTAATAAATAAAAAATCCAACCTAAGTTGGATTTAATATTGTTTTGACATTCAAACGTTATTTTTATGAACCACATCCCTCACAATCAAATGGTGAGTCTATTGGTCTTTCGATTGTCATTTGTAATTCTGGAGTATTTTCACTAATAATTGGATTATTTTTTGGTGTGGTAGGATATACCGCAGTTTGTTGTCCTGTTTGTTGTCCTGTTGGTTGTTCCACCGATTTTGGTGTTGACGTGTCGACACCTAATCCCTTTAACGCATCTACCGCGGCTCTTGTTCTTAAGTAATACATACCCGTTTTTAATCCTAACTTCCATCCAAATAAGTGTGCCGCTAATAATTTAGGTTTAGTCGCGTTATCAATAAATAAATTTAATGATTGTGATTGGTCAATAAACACACTTCTATTTGCCGCCATTTGTAAAATTCTCTTTTGTGACATTTCCCAAACAGTCTTATAAATCTCTTTTAAATCTGTTGGTAATTCTGGAATATTTTGAACCGAACCATTTTCCATGATTAGTTTGTTTTTAATTCCTTCGTTCCACATTCCAAGATTTAATAAATCTTTTACCAAATGTTTATTAATCATAACAAACTCACCACTTAATGTACGACGAGAATATAAATTAGTTGTAAATGGTTCAAACGCTTCGTTGTTACCTAAAATCTGTGCGGTAGATGCTGTTGGCATCGGTGCCACCAATAATGAGTTTCTAACTCCAAATTTGATGACATCTTTTCTTAATGATTTCCAATCCCAACGACCAGATAAATCAGAATCAACTTTATTCCACATTTGATATTGGAAGATTCCTTTTTCAATTGGGGAACCGACGATTGTTTCATATGCTCCGAATTCTTTAGCTAAATCTTTTGAAGACGTCATCGCCGCAAAATATATTGTTTCAAAAATATCGGTTTGTAGTGTATCTGCTTTATCAGATTCGAATGGTAAATGTAACATACATAATACATCCGCTAATCCTTGAATACCTAAACCAACAGGACGATGTCTGAAATTTGAACGTTTTGTTTCTTCAGTTGGATAAAAATTTAAATCGATTACGTTGTTCAAGTTTTTTACAACTTGATAGGTATATTCGTATAACATATCGTGATTAAATTCACCGTTAACGATATACTTAGGTAATGCGATTGAAGCCAAATTACAAACAGCTTGTTCTGTTGGTGATGAGTATTCAATAATTTCGGTACATAAATTTGATGATTTAATCGTACCTAAATTCTTTTGATTTGATTTATAATTTGCAGGATCTTTATATAACATATAAGGTGTTCCTGTTTCGATTTGTGCGGTTAAAATTGCATCCATTAATTTTCTTGCTTTAACCACTTTTCTTCCTAACCCCTGTTGTTCGTAAGATTCGTACAACATGGTAAATGTTTTTTCTTCAGGTGTATCGTAAGCGTCAGATAATCCTGGTGCTTCATCAGGTGAGAACAATGTCCAATCACCGTCTTCCTCAACACGTTTCATAAATAAATCTGGTGTCCACATTGCTAAAAACAAATCCCTTGCTCTCATTTCTTCTTTACCATGATTCTTTCTTAAATCAATAAATTCATAAATGTCAGCGTGCCATGGTTCAAGATAAATAGCAAATGAACCCTTACGTTTACCACCTTGATTAATCCAACGAGCAACCTCATTATATGTCTTCATCATTGGTAACAGACCATCAGATTCTCCACCAGTTCCTTTAATATATGATCCCTTAGCACGAACATCGTGTACGTGTAATCCAATACCACCAGCCCACTTAGAAATCTTTGCAACGTCAGAAATTGTATCAAACAATCCATCAATATCGTCCCCTTTATTTCCAATTAAGAAACAAGATGACATTTGTGCTCTTTTAGTTCCAGCATTAAATAATGTGGGTGTTGCGTGTGTATAAAAATGTTGTGATAGGTCATCATAAATTCTTAACGCCATATTGACATCTCCTTTACAAATACCAACTGCAACTCTCATATAAAGATATTGGGGTCTTTCAACAATACGACTACCAATTTTTAATAGATAAGAACGTTCTAAAGTTTTAATTCCAAAATAATCAAAATCTAAATCACGATCTTGATTTATAGCACCATCTAAAATTTCTTTGTTCGATAAAACAAATTGGTATATATTATTATCAATTAATGAAGATTCTTTACCTGTTTTTGGTTCAATGAAGGAATATAATTCTTTCATTGATTGTGAAAACTTTTTAGGTGTTGTTTTATGTAAATTAGAAACAGCCAATCTACCCGCTAACTTTGCGTAATCTGGATGTGTTGTTACCATAGCCGCCGCAGTCTCTGCCGCCAATACATCTAATTCAGTTGTTGAAATTCCATCGTAAATCCCCGAAGTTACTTTTAGGGTAACAAACGTTGGGTCAATATATTCCATATTTAAATCATGACAAAGAACACTAATACGTTTAGTAATCTTGTCATATCTCATCTCCTCCAATTCACCATTTCTTTTTTTTACTTTCATTTTATTAAGCCTTTTTTAAATTAAAAATCTACATCACCAAACGCAGAATCTAAATCTTCTGAAACATTATTAACTCCCGCCTTTTGATATTCAGCAACTCTTTTCTCAAAGAAATTTGTTTTACCCTGTAATGCAATGTTCTGCATAAAATCAAACGGGTTTTCTGAATTATAAACCTTAGGTACACCTAATGCAACTAATAGTCTATCAGTTACAAATTCAAGGTATTGAGCCATCAAATCTGAATTCATACCAATTAAACGTACAGGTAATGCTTCGAGAATAAATTCTTTTTCAATCTCTAATGCTCCACAAATAATCTTTTTGATTCTTTCTGGTGAGATTTTATTTTGAATATGATTATTATAAAGGTGACAAGCAAAATCACAATGCATTCCCTCGTCTCTTGATATTAATTCATTTGAAAATGTTAATCCTGGTAGTAATCCTCTTTTCTTTAACCAAAAGATTGAACAAAAAGATCCTGAGAAGAAAATTCCCTCGACGGCAGCAAATGCTAAAAGTCTATCTACAAATGATTCGGAGTTAATCCATTTAAGTGCCCAATCCGCTTTCTTTTTAATTGCCGGTATGGTTTCAATTGCATTAAATAATTTGTGTTGTTCTTCTTTATCTTTAACTAAGGTATCAATTAACAATGAATAGGTTTCACTATGGATATTTTCCATCATAATTTGAAAACCGTAGAAAAATTTAGCTTCAGTATATTGAACTTCATTTACAAAATTCATCGCTAAATTCTCATTAACAATACCATCTGAAGCAGCAAAAAATGCTAAAACGTGTTTAACAAAATGTTGTTCATCATCATTTAACTTATTATCCCAATCAGATACGTCTTGACCTAAATCAATTTCCTCTGCAGTCCAAAAGGACGCCTCAGATTGTTTATAGAACTTCCATAAGTCATGGTGTTCGATTGGAAAAAGGACAAACTTTCCTGGATTGTCTTGTAATATTTTTTCTGTCATTTTTTTTATTTTATTTAGTTGCTAATTCTTGTCTTCTTTTAAACGCTTCAGCCGCACGGTTAGCATTGATTTGTGTTTTTTGTTCCTCGTGACCTAATAAGGTATTTTGTGATTCTGTATCAATTTCCAAAAACTCATTGTTAAATTTACAATTTTGGAATACAACCCCATCTTTACCAATACGAGATTTAAGTAATGTTAAGGTTGCTAAATTATGTTCTTTTTGTTCTAATGTTTTACCAATAGATAAAATAACGTGAGCAATTTGAGCCTTTTTAATTGACCCACCCATTTGGTCTCCCGTAACCACTTCACTAGAAATTGATTCTCTATTACCCTGTGTTGCGGTCCAAATTGCCATTTCAAATTCACCGGTCATCGATTCTAAACTTCTCATTATAGAACCTTCACCTTTCCACTCTTCACCATTTGTTGACTTATCATTTGAAATACAATCAACATAGTCTAAAACTAATAAATCAATTTTGGTTCCGTCTAAATTCATTTTTCTGATTTTATTTTTAATTTCAGAAACGGTGACATTATCGCTAGCCAATTTTAATAATTTAATACTACCCTTTGAACGTTGTTGAGCCTCCTCAATTTTAATCTTAACTTCCTCAACATTATCAGGTTGTGAATCAGGTGCAATACCTGTCCAAATCGTATAATGTTTTCTTTTAATATTACCTGGATTATCCTCAAAAAATATTTGTACGACATTATAACCTAAGTTATATGCGGTATTTGCAAACTTTGTAAGTAAGGTAGTTTTACCAGTACCCGTAGGAGCTAATACGATACCCAATTCTCCGATTCCTAGTCCACCTTTAAGTAAGTTGTCGATTCCAACAATACCTGTCGGTAATGGGTGTCTAAAGTCCTTCTCTAACGCTTCATCAATACCATGGAAAACATCGGTTGCATCATCGTTTGAAATTCCAACTTGAAGTGCTTTTTGAATAATTTGTTCAATCTTATTATAAGATTCAAAATCTCCATTATCAATGATACTTTGTACCCCTTTTAATTCTTTTTTTAAGTTTTGTTGTTTACAAAAGTTAAGTGCCGTGTCTTTAACGTAATCAACTTGTTGTTCGTTGTTTTTAATTGCTTCTAACGTATCTGCGTGTGATTTAGATGAGGTGTTATTACCACCTTCAGCCATAATTTTCTGTGCAATTGTGTTATAATCCGGTATTTTGTTGTAATTTTTATATAACTCCTTCATATTTTCCATAATGAATTTAAATGAGTTATTATCAAAAAACTTACTATCTAATACGTCAATAATTGTTTCGCCATATTTTTTATCTTCAATAATCGCCTTCAATAAAGATTGTTGAAACGAAAATCCTAAATGCCCAAAATTTCTCTCTTCCATGTGTTTATTTTATAATGTGTGTTTAAATTACAATTGATAATTCAAGTATGTGGTTTCCAATTCTTCTGAAGACAGGATGTCAGTTAAGTCTGACAAAATACGTTTCAAATTTGGACGAATATCGACAGTATACCTAACCTTTGGATGGTAGTAATATGCTGGGAATATTCTTTGAATAAATACATCTTCATTCAATTTAATTTCCAATAAAAAGTGTTCTCTATCCTTCTCGGGAGCGTCTTCCACATAGTCCGAAGATAGGAAATAATTTTGATTTTCGCACAAATAATCAGAACTTTTTATTTTTAAATCTTCAGAAATATCCTCACAAATATTTCTTAGATAATAATGAAGGTCCATAGATCGTCTAGACCCCTCCACATGATCCTTTACATTAAAGAATCTTTGACAAATAATGTTTCCCTCTAATGTTAAGAGGAATTCAAATTTTGTAATGTCCGGTTGTTGTTGGTAGTTACTCATAACTTTTGATTTTAATTATTTTTTTTTTATTTTTTTCTTTTGTTGTTAATCTAAGAAATGGGTTTAAGAATTTAACAAATCCATCGTCTGATTTTGGTAATAGATTAAAAATTCCATCGTCTCTCATCATTCTCATGGCGTTTTTGTAAGACCTACCTTCTTGGTCCAAGTTTTCATTTATTAGTAAATCTATATTTTCTTTAGCTTCGTAAGTTAAAAAAGGTTCTTCCAAACTTACGATACGATTGTTTATATCAAAAAACTCCTCACCTAATACACCATGTTTGGTAACACCTGTTAGTAAATTCGCAATAAGTTTGTTGTGTTTGTCTTGTTGAAAGATTTCCTCACATTTGTTCTTAACTTGTTCAACAGAAATTTGTTCTGTTTTTAGTTCAGGGAAAACCGATAAAAATCGTTTTATACCCATTCCTCTTATGCCAGCAATGTTGTCTGAAGAGTCACCACACATCATCTTAACCAATTTAACATTTTCAATTAAGATTTCCTCGTGGTTATAAACAATTGTATCGTTTTGTTTGTAAAGTTTTCCGTGTGACGGATTGTAGATTTGTGTATTTTTTGAAACCAATTGTGTTAGGTCTCCGTCTGAAGAATAAACTATTTTGTTTTCTTTGGGCGAATTCTGAGTATAGTATGCAATGTTGTCATCAGTCTCACAATACTCATATTCTCCCTGTCTTACGAATAACTCTTCAAGATATTGTTTTACTCTATCTCTTTGGTAACCGTAAGAGTTAACTTCTTCTTCAGAACGTAGTCGTGATCTTCTGTTTTCTTTGTAAGGTGCGTAAATTTTCTTACGAGTTTGGGACCCTTCTAATCCATCCCAAAATACAACTATCTTGTCTAAATTGTACGTCTCAAATGTTCTTCTAAGAGTATTAAGAAAATGATACATTCCCCCAATGTGTTCTCCATTATGAAAGGCGTTTTTAACGCCATAGAAACCAATCGTAAGTAAATTGTCGCCATCTACTAATAAAACAGACATTAAATAAATTTATTATAAATCACTTTCCTCTGTTACAACTTGTGTATCCAAGATGTCTGTAACATTAACACCTAACATCTTACCGATGTAATCGCCCTGTTCTTTTTTATAATCCTCAATTGATTTCTTCTCTTCTGAATCTTCTTTTGCTGACATAAACCCGTGAGCGGTAACTAAGATACGTCCATCTTCATAACCTGAACCATTGATGTGATTTTTCATTATTGAGATTTTTGTTCTTGTTGCTATTTTAACTTTTCTCTTATCTTTTGTGATAGAAATTTTTGTTGTTCCCGCACCTTTTTGATTACCAAATAAGAATACAATACTTGAGTTTAACCAAATTGCTTCTCCACCTTTTGCTTTAATCTTTGGTTGTCCAAAAGGATTGTCAGGTAATTCTACCCAAGGTTGGTTAACAATGATTAATGTGTTTGTATAAGGTTTATCTGTTCTTCTTGAACCTGAAATACGTTGATTGATGCCCATTCCAATTTTGTCAGCTAAAACTGATGCATTGTGTTGTTTACCACCTTTACCATCATAAGTCATCTTACATGGAACTGAACCTACTGAATCCCAAAGGATTAATAAATCGTGAGGTATATCTCCCTTTTCTTGAGCATCTAATAATTCATTGATATACTCAGTAATTTGTTC